CCGTTTTTATTTTAGCATTGTCGTTTAAAAAGTCTACGTGCATACCATGTTCTTGATGCTTAAACGTCCTAACAGTTAAATTTGCTTTAACCCTAAGTAATGAAAAGATTTTAAGCTTGTTAAGTAAGGGCGCAAGTATATCAAAATAATGAGATACAATTTTATATGTATTATAAAAAGGATGTACAAATTGTATGTTAGGGGTATCTTTAGCTATCTCGTGAGCTTTAAGTATATTACTAGCATACCAAGGAAAATCTGCAGATTCCATTATCAATTTAATAGCTGACATTTCTTCTGTTTTTAAAAAATTTTTATAGACTTTCATGTATCAAGTTCAGGCCTTGAGTAAATCCACAGATAGTTCTTTTTGTAATATTTGTAAAATTTCTTGTCTTTAAAATAGTCTGCAATATCTTCTGAGGGTACTTGATCTGATGAGATACACTCAGCAATATCTTCATACTCAGATTCTTTAAGTTTTTTACTCATAAAGCATATTCAAAGTTCTGTGTTGTAGGGTTAATGCTAATAAGTTTAGCTTTGTTCCTAATATGAAAATGAGTAGCCATTGGACTTAATGGTGAAAGAGTTACTACTTTTTTAATTTCTTTATGGGTCTTAATAAATTCAAGAGCTTTATGAATAATCTCTCTTCCTGCTCCTCTTTTCCTTGACCAAACGGTATAAGCCACAGCAGTATTAGCGTCTTTCTTAAGATGCGCGTTTTGAGACATGATATCTAACTCTTTTACGGATTTTGGAATATCGTTCGTATAGGCAATACAAATAATCCCCTCGATCTCATTATCAAACTTAAGACCATATATTTTTCTTCCATAACTCCTTCTAAATTCTAAATCTAATTCAGGTCTAACAGGATCTTCCTCAACATTGATAGAATCAAGTTCTACTAAGTGGGTTCCTTTAACCCATTTAAAAAAGTTATCTATTTTATCTTTTATTATATCCATTACTCATCTTTCGCCTCTCCCCAAGAACGACCTAGGGCCACATCACATTTAAAAGGTACTTTTAAGTTTTCAACTGCGTTTTCCATTTTATCTTTTATAACTTTAATATCTTTATCAGTTCCAATACTAAAACATAATTCATCATGTATTTGTAACAATGGTAAGTGACCCGCTTTGTAACAATCTATCATAGCTTGCTTCGCCTGGTCCGCAGCTGAACCCTGTATTAACCTATTTAAAGCTTTATATGTAAATGCTCTTCTAATATTATTTCCATAATTAGCTTTGGCCTCGTTGTAAGCCATAGCTTGGTTCATACCAAAAGTTGCTGGTTCCCATTTATCAAATCTACACTTACGACCTTTTATGGTTCTAATAAAACCAAACTTACTAGCTGACTGTGTAACTGCGCTAGCTAATTTTTTTACAAAAGGCACTCTAGAATTATATTTATTTAAAAGTATCTCTGCTTTATCTTTATCAATACCAAGTTCTTTGGATAATTTAGCTTTACCCATTCCATAAAAAAGACCCAAATTGATCGTCTTTGCTTGCGTCCTAGATATACCTGCCATATCAGCTACAATTTGATGAAAGTCTGCCGATTCGTCTGCATAAGCTTGAATAAATTCATCAGACCCATCTAAACGCTCTCCAATAGATGCTGAGTAGTGCGCTACTAAACGTGGCTCCTGTTGTGAATAATCAAATGAACCCCATTGTCTGCCCTCCTCTGGAAGAAATAGAGACCTTATTTTGTTACCATACTCTTTGTTTCTTGCTGGTATTTGTTGAAGATTAGGATTTGCATAGGATAGTCTACCTGACACAGTTCCACCTTGATCTGATCTCAATTGGTTTATCTCTGCATGTATTCTGCCTTTGTGTACATATCTTTGTATAGAATCTATAAATGTTGAATGAAACTTATTTATTTCCCTAGCTTCTCTTACTAAACCAGCTATAGGATGTTCACAATTTTGTAACCAGTTGGTTGTAAAGGATGGTTCATTGGATTTAGCTGTTCTTGGATACTCAACTCCCAATCTATCAAATACTTGTGCCACACTTCTTGCAGCCCAAATATCTATATCTAAAGTAGTTTCTTTTTTAATTTTATGTAAAACTTCTTTTTCTTTTAATCTAAATTCTTTTTTTAGTAATGCTGCCTTTGCTTCATCAACTCTAATTCCTGTCTGTCTCATTTTAATTAGAATAGGTAGAAGCTCCATTTCCATTTCCCACACATCATTAATAGATTGTTTTTGTATTTCACCTTTAAATCTATGCCATAATTTCAAAGTAAGTGCAGCGTCTTGCTCTGCATAAAAACCAACATAACCTGCAGGCATTTTCCAGAGATCTTGTTTAGGATCTATACCCCACTCTTTAGCTTTTTCTTTCAAAAAGGTTTCGTTTTTAATTTCACCTAAATAATCTTTTGCACAAGCATTTAAGGAGAAGCTCCACCTGTTCTCATCAATTAAAGCTGCAGCTACCATTGTATCTACAATCTTACCATTAATTTCAAAACCATTAGCAAGCAACCACCCTACATCGTAAGAAGCATTATGAAAAATCTTTGTGCTTGGTCTTTTAAGTAAATCAACCATGAATGCTGTTGTTACAGCTAAATCCATATTACCACCAGCATCGTGTTGTATTGGAAAATACCATTGCTGACCTAATGCAGCGACAGCAAAGCCAACAATACCACCATCAAAAGTTGCCCAACCAGAACCTCTTGTTTTTAGATTTGGATCTTTAGTTTCTAAATCAATTGCAATTTCGTCTGCTTGTCTTAAATCAGGATACTCTGATGGAGCCACCCAGTCACTATCATTATATATAAAATTTAATTGATGACTCATGCGTCTTGCATTTGAGCTATCATTTGTGCCCACTCCTCTTCTTTTGCAGGTGAATCATCAGGTAGTTCTACTTTCTTTTTTTTCTTTTTCATAAAATCTATCTCCATCTCACAATAATGAATTATTTTTTCTAAATCTTGAATTCCACCTTTGTTTTTGTATCTGCACGTATATCTAATTACATTGGCTTGAAAAGGATTAAGTTCGTTTTCTTGAATAAACGTCCAAGGTTCGATGACAAAAGATTTATAGTGAGATCCACCAATTTGTTTCTTAGGCATAGTTACTTTTATACAATTTATAATATTTACTCAAGGGAAAATGATACTTGTGATATGTACCTAATAAATGCAGTGTATTAATACTTCTTGTAACACCTGTATACCAAACTCTTAATTCTTTTACTCTGTCTTCTAAATTTTTTCTGTCAAAATGTGATGGAAAATTACATTTTGCTGATATTACTACATTGTCCGCTTCTCCTCCTTTAACTTGGTGAATGGTGTCTATAATAATTCTTGCCTTATCATCTAAATTTACCTCTGATATCAGCAGTTTCATAAAATATCTTTTCTCTGAATCTTTAAATTTTCTTTGAAAAGCATCCATCCAATTTTTTCTTTCTTCTGACATACCTCCTTGTAAATGTAATTGATCAAAATTAAATACTTGGTTGGGGTGAGCAAAGCTCCACTTTTTACTGTCCGTTGATCGGTAGCCGTGATCTATGTTTAATAAGTAGTTATACATATTGCATGCATCCTCTCTTGTTATTGCACCATCATCACATATAGTTTGCCAATCACAAATAGCTTTCCATTGATTAATATCAAATGATTTATTTCCACGCATATCTTGAAAGTATAAACCTAACTTTCTAGCTTCGTCCTGCATCTCTTTCTTTACATCATTGATTCGTGCAAGCACCATCCAAGATCCTTGTATCTCCCAAGGTATTTTTTTCAGTGTGCTCCACTTATAAATCTCTCCATCACTACCATTAGATGTAAACTCTTTTTTGATTCGGTGTCCCTCCATACCGTTTAAAATACACTTAGAAAAGAAATGTACTTTTTTATTTAGTCTTCGAGATTGCTTTAATATTTTCACTTTACCAGGAAAGGTTTGAAAGAATATAACATCAGCACCATTCCATTCATAAATAGCTTGATCATCATCCCCTGCAATATAAACTTTTTCTGCATTCATAGCTAATTTAACAACCATGTCCCATTGTAAAGGAGTCAGATCTTGAGCTTCATCTACCATTAATATTTTAAAAGGTAATGCTAAACCCGATTCAATATACTTCTGCACCATATCCGTAAAATCTAAACGATCGTTTTTAAACTCACCTGGATTAGCTTCGTAAGTTTTATATTGTTTATATCCTGCAATAATAGATTTAAACTGTTGTAGCCTAACTTTTTTTCTTGGTTCTTTTTTATAAAGATCTATTGGATCCATCTTCATGTTTCTTGCTCTATCATAAATTTGTAAGGACCAATTGTTATAAACTCTTTGATCATCCCAAGTAGGTTTATAATTAAGTTTTACTGTTCCATACTGTGTATGAAACTGCAGCATATCTACTTTAGGATCCAATACGGGTATGTCTGAAAATTGTTGTCTAGCTAAACTATGTAAGGTTCTAAAATATTTGAAATCATCTTCATCGTAACCTTTAAATTGTTTACGAACTCTATCCCTACATTCTTCAACAGCTTTATTTGTAAATGA